TTTTCGTACCAGCCCACATGGGGCATCAGTATATCGAACACATCCCGGCGGATCAGCATGAATCCAGTCCCGATATGCTTCACCTGAAACGGCTTGTTCGGGTCGGTCATCTTGTGGCCGGAGAGCTCGTTGACATTGAATATACCGGTCAGCTTGGACAGATTGATGTAGTTCTCGTTGGCGCCTTTTCTCACCCGCTCCCAGTTAATCCCCTTCATAGGCACCGGGCCACCAATAATGCCTTTGTCTGCTTTCAGCATCTTGGCTATGTCGTTCGGCACGAACTTCTGGTCTGCGTCAATAAACATCAAATGGGTCGCATCCGGTATCGACATGAAGTGGTGCGCGATGGTATTTCGGCCCCGCTGGATCAGAGACTCGTTGCCCAAAAAGATGCAGGTCATTTTGATGCCGTACTGCAGGCAGGCTTCCTTCAGGGCAAGCAGGGACTGTGTGTACTCGGTACACATCATGCCACCATAGCAGGGAGTCCCGATAACGAGGTGCATTACGCGGCCTCCTCGTCAGGATCTGGTGCCATTTCAAGCATGGGTGAGTTGGTCAGGCTTGAGCGGTCAAACACAGAGAATCCGCGACGTGCAGCAAACTTCGCCGGGTCAGATGCCCACTTGTCCGCACAGGCCTCAAGCCACCTCATAGTCATCTCGTGGGTCGGGGCTTGGCCGTTGGAGATCAGTTGGTTTTCCATGTTCAAGTACGCAATCACTTCTGCCTGAGCCTGCGCAGCGTTGATACCAAGATCGAACAAGTAGATCAGGTTGCCCTCGTCAATCATGCCGTTACGGCTACGGGCAGCATTTAGCGCCTGCTTCATACAGGTCATAATGTGATACCGGGACTCTTCGCGCTCATAGTCCTCCTCGGTGATCTCGTCCTTGCCGACCGCTTCCAGAAGCTGCTTGTGCTGGTTGACCATGAAGTTCATCTTGCGCAATGCGCCGTTGACGTGGTTCTGCGTGCCTTCAAGGTGGGTAGTTATTTCCATGATCTCTACTTCTAGCAGCTCACAATCCAGCGGGTCGGTGGCGTTCAGGAGGTCACGTTCTTTCTTCTTCAGCTCTACCTGTTTCTTGCGCACGTTGATGTAGGCTTCTTGCAACGCAGAGCGTGTACGGTCGATCTCAGCCAAAGTGTGCTTGATTGAACGGATCGGCGTGATTGCCGTAACGTCTAACGTAACAGACATGAACTGCGAGTGGGACTTGTGGAAGTTGCTGGTGTCCCTGTGAACGGCAGGCATCCGATCCTGAATGTTCTTCAGCATCACGTTGTATTCCGGCTTTACAGCAGGAAGCGTGTTCTGAATGTCCTTGATTATCAGGTCTTGTGACATGAATCTCTCTCTTGTTGTGGGTAAATTTATAGACCGCCGTGGGCGTTGGAACAGGCGGAAATGTTAGATTTTGCCACCACCAAATCCCCCCAATCAACCATGTTGCCCGTGGAAGCAATAGTTAAATATTGAATTATATTTGTCGTTCTTGGGGATAAGGCCGCAGACCCAAAACCACCTGACCACACCCCATGTGTTGATGACGAACACGCCGCTACTTCACCCACTGCGGCCAACATGTCGCCAAAATCAGTGGCATTGCCTGTTGAAGCAATCGTAATGTAATCAATAACATTACTTGCGCCATCATTTTGGCCTGCAAAAACACCCCGAGTGGATGATGAACATGCTGCTAAATTTCTTCTTCCTACCGTTAAATTCCCAAAATTTGTTGCATTTCCAGTAGACGCAATTGTTACGTAGTCAATATTTGCTAAAGCAGAACTACCATCATATCCACCACCCCAAATTCCACGGGTAGTAGAAGAACAAGAAGAAATTTGAGTTTTAGCCGCCGTTAGATCGCCAAAATCAATTGCATTACCAACTGAAGCAATGGTGATGTAGTCAATTACGTTTGAGTTAGAGCCTGTAGTACCCCCACCAAATAAACCTCTGGTAGGCGAAGAACATGCGGCAAGTTGGGAACGAGCAACTGTTAAATCACCAAAATCGGTAAAACTTCCAGTTACCGCAAATGTTGTGTAGTCGATAACATTATGGTTAGTTGCACCGCCTTCTCCCCCGCCATAAACGGCTCTTGTTGAGCTTGAACAAGCACCAAGTGCTCGTCTGGCTACAGACAAGTCGCCAAAATACGATGAATTACCAGTTGAGGCAAGGCTAAGATATTGAATTGAATTTGCAATTGTTGTGCTGCCCCCAATTAACCCCACAGGCGCAGCATTCCCAGCAATAGGCCACAGCCCTTGCTTGAGCCAGTACGCCGCTTGTTCAAGCGTCCACACACCAGAAGCCGCACCGTCTTGGTAGGGGCCGGCAGGCGTTGGAGGAATAGGCTTGATGAAGCCACCAGGCCAGTTTTTAATAGCCATTTATAAGCCTCCGTGGGAGTTGGAGCAGGCTGCTAAACCGTATCTACCTGTTGTTAAATCACCAAAATCTGTTGCGTTGCCAACAGAGGCAATCGTAACGTAATCAATCACATTAGACTTTGTTGAAGTGTTCCCCCCTCCCCATACTCCGCGAACAGTAGAAGAACAAGCGGATGTATAGTCTCGCCCCACTGTTAAATCGCCAAAATCAATAGCGTTTCCAGCAGACGCGATTGTTATGTAGTCAATCACATTACTATTGCTTTGACCCCCACCAAACAAACCCCTAGTGGACGACGAACACCCGGCAAGCCCGCGTCTTCCTACAGTAAGATCACCAAAATCAGTTGCATTGCCTGTTGAAGCAATGGTGACATACTGAATCACATTGGAATCGTTGCTGTCACTGGCAAAGACACCCCTAGTAGTGGAAGAACACGCTCCCATGTACTCAGCTGTCGATAACAAGTCTCCAAAATCCGTAGCGTTACCAACAGACGCAATAGTGATGTACTGCACTACATTTATGGTACCCCCGGAAGTGTCGCCTCCTGCAAACAAGCCCCTTGTAGAACTACTGCATCCAACAATCCTTCTAGTTGCAGACAATAAGTCTCCGAAATCGAGAGCATTACCTGCCGTGGAGATAGTCACGTACTGAATTACATTGGTGGAATCTGCACCGAAACCGCCGCCCCACACTCCTCTGGTAGAGGAAGAACAGGCGGCCAAGTCCCGAGTGGCCGCAATCAAATCACCAAAATCCGTGGCATTACCTGTAGTTGGGATTAAAATATAGTCCAATATGTTTACATTAGTAGTAGTGATTCCACCACCAAATACTCCCGTTGGTGTGGCCGGATTTGTCCAATTCCCCTGCGCCACGGCCTGATACACGGCAGGCATTGTCCATACACCACTGTAACTAGGCATTATGCTAGCCCTCCATGCGCGTTTGAGCAGCCGGACAGCCTGCCTGTCGCTGCCGTGAGGTCGCCAAAATCGGTAGAATTTCCAGTAGTTGCAATAGTTATATAGTTAATAACATTAGTTTTTGTCCCGCCGCCGGATTCGCCCCCAGCAAATACCCCCCTCACACTTGAGGAGCAAGCAGCCAGACTTTCTATTGACGCAGATAGATTACCAAAACTTGTTGCACTGCCTGTAGATGCAATTGTCACGTACTCCATAGTTATAGTAGTCGTACCAGAGCCTGTCCTGCCTGCGCCAAATACCCCACGCACATCAGAACTACATCCCGCAGTGAACCCACGAGCCGTTGACAGTGATCCAAAACTTGTTGCATTTCCTGTTGTGGCAATAGTTATGTAATCAATTGCCGCGTCTTCTACATTATTAGCTGTTTGGCCTCCGGCCATCACGCCGCGAGTGGGCGAGGCACAAGAAGCGCACGCCCCAGCCGTAATTGTCCTATCCCCAAAATCAATAGCGTTTCCAGTGGTTGCAATGGTTATGTAATCAATAACATTTAACCAGCAAAAATCCCTCTTGTTGAGTTTGATAACCCTGACACAAATGATCTAGATACAGTTAAATCACCAAAATCGGTGGCATTGCCTGTTGTTAAAATAGTTACATAATCAATTGTGTTGCTTGTAGAGCCCCCGCCCCAAACACCTCTAGTGGATGAAGCGCAAGCCCCGGCAAAAATAGAACCTGACAACTGATTTCCAAAACTTGTCGCATTGCCTGTGGATGATATAGTTATGTAGCTTAATCCAGCCGGCTCGCCGTACCCAAAAACACCCCTTGGAGCCGCAGGAGTCACACTTCCACTCGCAGCACTGAACGGACCCGGTCCATAAGTGTTCAGCGCCCACACTGAGAAGGTGTACGGCGTACCGTTCGTTAACCCAGTTACAGTAATTGGCGACGATGCGCCCGAGACCGTTACCCGTTCAGGGTCTGAAACCGCGTAGTACGCCGAGATGGCAGAGCCGCCCACGTTAGCGGGTGCAGTAAAAGCTACAGACGCCTGAGCATCTCCGCCAGTCGCCGTACCAATCGTAGGCGCGTTCGGGTTCTTTAGCGGATCATAATTAGCCGAGATAAACCCAGCCGGTCGGCGCATCGACATAGGGAACCCCTTACGAGTTTATTTCTTCCCACGATATCGTGACCACGATGTCATTCGCTACACCGGCTGTTGCACCGATAGACTTGTCTTCCAGAAGATAGAAGCTAGTCGTCTTGTCAGTGATTATGAGCGTTGCGTCCGCAGGGACAGAGATCGTTGAGGCAATCGCAGTACCAGTCCCACCAAGATCGTCTTGGGAGAAAATCTTGATCGTGATGTCGGCTGCGTTAGTGCCGTCTACGTTCGCAGCGACGATGGAGTTGATCTTGTAGACCTTGCCACTGGATGCAGCGTTGTTGACCAGAGCGGTCGCAAACGGATCAGCGGTTGACGAGATCAGGTTGGTGCTGGTGTTACCCAGTATTGTAGTGACGTTAACGATGTTGGGATTGGCCACGGGAATTCCTCCTTACAGACCGAAGATGAGAGCGAAAGCGATTGCTTGACCTTTAGTCGCACCTGTCGCTGCTGGGGTTGCCCAAGTAGGAGCACTACCTGTTGTTGCTGTCAGAACCTGACCAGTAGTGCCTGCTGCTGTAGCTACAGGAACAGCCCCTGCACCGCCGCCATACACAATGCCATACTGCGTAAGCGCAGCCGATGAGGCCAATACTCCTGATGCTGTGTATGCAAGAACGCCACCAGAAGTGCCTGCAGTGAGTGCCGTACCGCCATTTGCTACTGGGAGCGCAGTGCCAGAATAAGTAAACGCCAATGTGCCAGAGGACGTAATTGGACTGCCAGCAATGCTTAGAAGACTAGGGACTGTCGCCGCTACGCTTGTCACCGTGCCGCTTGTAGTGGTTGGATTAGCGTTAAACACCGCCGCACCACCGCCCGCACCGTCAGTTACTATCATCGCCTTCGTGCCGGTCGCAATGGTTACCGTAGCACCTGAGCCCTGAGCAATCGTTATCGACTGGCTGCCTGTAGTGGCGTTCTCAATGATCCAGACCTTGGATACCGTGTTCGGCGCCAGCGTCACCGTGCGCGTCACAGTTAATGACACCGCAGAGGTAATCTTCAGGTACAGCGAGCGCGTACCGTCAGCCGACGCATCCGGCATCGTGAAGGTTTCGTCGGCGTCAGCGGCCATGTTCTTGGTGCCAAGGCTGAACGCGTCAGCGATCAGCGCGAGATTGGTGTTGGTCGAAGTGCCCCATGTACCCGACTCGGCACCTGTGACAATCTCCTTTAATCGTAAATCATTGTTAAAAGTAGCCATGTCTCATCCTCACGCCGCTGTGTCTACGGGTATCCAAGTAGCATTTTGCGCGTCATTTACATCAACCCAAACGGCGTTTTGAGCGTCGTTTACCAGTGACCATCCCCCTATTTTAACCGTACCTACTGCGCCTACACCAGCTACTCCGAGGGGGACTACAAGCTCGCTTACCGCTATCTGCACCTGCCCAATCGCGCCGGTTGCGCTGACTCCTACAAGGACAACTGTATCGTTGACTTGTATTGTAACTGTGCCTACCGCGCCCGTGCCTTCAATGCCTGTGGCCGTAACAGTAGCATCATATGCGGGGACTACTGTACCAATCGCGCCAGTACCCGTTACGCCCGTTACAGTGACATTGCTGTCTATCTGCAGTGTCACGGCGTCAACAGCACCGATGCCCTCTACGCCTGTGGCTACGACCGTTGCGTTTATTGCGATGGAGACAGTGCCAACGGCGCCCGTTCCTTCAACCCCCGTCGCAACTATCGTATTGTTAACGACTGTGGCAACTGTGCCAACTGCACCAACGCCTGCAACACCGATAGGGATGACAATGTCGTCAACCTGTACTACGAAGCCACCGATCTCACCAACGCCTTGAACACCCGTGGGGACAACATTAGAGCTGATCTGCAAGAAAACCGTGCCAACCGCCCCAGTTCCGGCAACCCCATCAACTACGTAGGCAGGCGCTATCCCGCCAAAGCCATTTATGCCCCAGCCACCCTCTCCCCAACCCTTGTCGTAGGTGGTAGCTGCCACGGGTTACCCTTGGAACTTGTTGCTTTTCGACATGTTATCTACGCCCGGTATTACTTGTAAATTCCATGGTACGTGCAGGCCCGATACAGTTTTACCCCGTAACGGGACAATGTGGTCCACGTGCCAAACATACCCCAACGATTCTGACCGGAGGTGCGCCAGCTCGTAGGCCTCATACATCATCCAGTGCTCGTCTTCAGTAAGCCAAGCGGGGCAGGCTCTCGCCTTCGCCAACTTATATGCTTTCTTAATCGCATTGGACTTTCCGCGATTTTCAGCGACCCACTTTTTAGCCGCAGCTAGTCGGCTTTCTCGGTACCGGGTGTGGTAGTAGTCTACGTTTTGTTTACGAAACTTGTCCCGATTAGCAGCATAGTGCGCTGCGTGCCAGTTGGGATTATTTGCTATTTTGGCAGCGTAATTAACCCTATGCCACGCTCTTTTGTCTTCGAGTTTGTCCGTGTAATTTTTGTGCGACACCGCAATACGACAATGTTTGCAATCGTTACGGTACCCGTCAGGAGAGTCTTTTCGCCTGTAAAAAAACTCAAGCTCCTTACTCTCCCCGCATGTAACACAACTCTTCATCACGCGATGCGAATAATTGCGGTAGCTGCCGCAGCAGTAGGCATTTGAATCTGAAAATCGCCGGAACTTACCTGCTGGTCGCCACCAAAGCTCAACACCGCAACCGCAGCGTCAGACGAGGTGTCGTTATAAATCAACGCGCCGGAAGTAGTAAAGGTCGCAGCACTCCACGTCGTGTTGTCAAAGTCGCAGATTGCCGTAGTGCCGTCCGCTACCGGGGTGATCGACACTAGCGTGTTGCCACCTGTGGTGTAGCCGCTACCGCTACCAAGCTCGTCAGTGCTCAAATCACTGTAGTTAGTGGTCGCAGCACCAAAGGTGCCAGAACCGGCAGCCGCTGCCTTGAGCAGAGCGATCTTAAAAGTATCGCCAGTGGAGGCGGTGAAGTCGTGTACGCCCTTGAACAGCTCAACTTTGAAGCTGGTGGGCATTGCGGTTGTAATGGAAATAGGCATGTTAACTCTCCAGTAATTTTACAAGTTCCGGGTGCCCAGCGGCGCGGAAACGGTTCATCAAAGTAGTGTGGTTGGAGCGTATGGCTTGGTGCATCGCAGCGACCAGCACAACCTTGATCTGATCACGGTAGGCTTCAGCCTGAGCGCGGATAGCCGGGTCTGAGCTTCTACCGATGTAGATAATCTTGTCCAGTGCACCCTCGGCCAGCTCTTCAGGCGTAAAGCCTCGGCCCGAAACGGAGGATGCTTTGATGAGGCCTAGTGCTGCGCCGCCTGACGTGCTGAACATGGTTATGGTCCCGGTGATTCAGATTTGATTGGTATGCGAATCATACCATCACGGAACTCATCACGGCGACGTCTACCCTGCTGCTCGATGCCCAGACCCTGAATCGCTTGCTTGTAGCTGCCGTCAAAGAAGCCCAGCATTTCAGTGGGACCCTTGGTGTAGCTGTAGGCTTGAATCAGGCAAGCATAGAGCAACGCCTCGGGGGCGTT